CTTGCTTTTGAGCTTTTATTTGGCCATCAATTAGCTGAACGTTTTGTCTCTGTACATCTACAGCTGCTCTTGTCTTTTGCAAGATTGCGTCAACTTGTTTTTGACTGGCCCCATTTGCTGCCGCTTCAGCCGCCGCCAAATCACCTTTAGCTTGGATCATCTGCTGTTCGATGATCGCTGCCTGCTTGCGGAACTCAAGCCGCTGTTGCTCCGCTTGGATGCTGGCTAAGGTTTGCTGATAGGCAATTTTTGCGCCATTTATTTCATTCTGGAAAATTTGTTGAGCAATCTGCAATCGCTCTTGAGCTGATCCTGCCATCTCATAGGCAACTTGTAAGCCTTGCCCCTGCATCTGATTGATAGCAGCCTCTGCGTCAAGCCTTGCATTAGTGACCTTCAGTGAGTTTTCATAGGCCGCTTGCTGCGCCGCGACGTTCTGTTTTTCTTTTTCCACTAAACCAACAGAAGTCCTAAGGGATTCGATTTTGCGCTTTTGAGCCTCTACCGCCGCATCAATCGCGGGCGGAATCTCTTGAAAGCTTTTGTTTGCCCCGTCCGCTGCCGCGCCAAACTCGTTCACAAGCGGCTTAGTTAATCCGAGATGCTCCGCTACTTTCATGATTCCCTTGACCATGAAGCCAAACGGGCTGTTTTCCAAAAGGAAGAACAGAGCCTCTGTGATCTTTGCGATCACTGGCGTGATTAGGCTTAGAGCATCAAAGAAAGTTTGCGCCCCTATAACAAGGACATTTCCGATAAGGTTTGCCGCTGACTCAAGATCAACCCTCTCAAAGATATTTCGCATGACTTCAAGAAGTGGCGCAAAAGCTGCCTGAGCCTTCGGAAGTACAGCGTCAGCTAAGCCTTGGAAAAAAGTGGTTAGTTTTTCCATCCCAACGCTTAAGCCGTTGACAGCCGCAATAATCCCAGGGGCGACAAAACCACCGAGAGCTTCCATTGCGTCTCGCGTGAACTCACCAAGAGTGTCCATCGCGCCAGCAAATCCTGTGGCAGCGGCCTCAGCTGCACCCCCGTATTGACGCTCAAGCTCTTTCAAGATGAACGCTTGAGCTTCTGCGGTTTGATTTGCTGCGACCATCGCCTTCACTTGTTGTTTTTGCGATTCAGTAAATCGCGTGCCAGAACGCTGCAAGGCAGTCAGTCCAACGTCAGGCGCTTCTAAGGCTTTGGCAACTTGGAGAAGCGTGCTGTTTACGTCTTGATCTAAAACCTGCGCCATGTTGGCCGCCGTCTTGGCAACGTCTTCATAACTGTTAACACCAATCGTCTTAAAGCTGGTCAACAGCTTGAACCCCTTGGTGAAGTCCTCCTCGTCAAACAATGTGGCTTTGCCAAGCTCATCCGCACTCTTTTTCAGCGAAGCCAGCGCAGCATTGCCGTCAGTGGTCATCCCCTTGATGCCGTTTGCGAGGGCCTGGGTGTCTTTCTGGCGATCAGAAAATACGGCAAGCGAATCGGTGACGCCTTTTACAGCTGTTCCAAACGCGACAAGCGGCGCAAGGTATGTCGAAAACGTAGTGCCTAACAGTTTGAAGCTCTGCCTGGCTGTGCCAGCGGTCTTCGACATTTTGACGAACTGGCCCTGAGCGTTCCTGAGCTTTCCTTTGCTGTCTACAAACGTTTTGTTGAGCTTTTGAGCCTGCCCGTCAACCTTGCTCAGCGTGGCGCTGACATTGTCCTTAGCTGTAAGGTCAATGACAACGGTTCCAGCCACAAGATTGCCATCTAGTTCAATAAAGTCTACCGCCGCTTTGCTTTGCGGCGCATCTCCTGCTGTTCTTCTGCTTCCACTTCAAACAGCAAGCACCAAAGCTGCAGCTCTTCGCGGGACATCTTGCTTGAAAGCTCAGAAAGCGTGTAACCCAACTCACGGGCCACACGCATCTGAACCCTTAAGGCCCAATCATCTTTGAAGAGCTTGCTTAGTTTTTTGCCTCTTCCTCAGTAACGTTGCCTTCCCCTGTAATCAGGGCAACCATCAATCCTTGGAGGTCTTCATCCCGGACTTCATTTTTTAGCTCAGCAATCTCACCAGCTTTGAACATGCGCTGTCCGTCTTCATCAGTTGCTTTGTTGACCAGAAGCTGCAACGCATACTGAGTGGCCTCGTCAGAGTTGGCCTGTTTCTGCGCCCGCTCACGTTCTGCCATGGTCAAAGGCGTTGACCAAAACGTAAATTCCTCTCCATTGCTCAGAATCACAATGCGCTTCACTGGCGTCAGATTTGCAGCCTTTTTAAGGCGATCAAGTGCGCGTCCGCTTGCACTGGAAGACATAAAAACCCGGAAACAGTAAACAGATACTACTCATGAAAAAACCCCCAGCGCAAGCCGGGGGTAAACAAACCAACAGCAAAGAATCAGGTCTTGCTGAAGTCGAAGGTAGGAACAGCAGACGGGCGGAAAGCAACCTCAATCGACTGAGCATCATCCGGGTTGACGGTAAAGCTGGCAGAAGTCAGCACGGCTTCCATCGTGATGCTGCGGCTCAGCGTTTCATCCACAGAACCAGAAGAAACCACACGGTCGATATACAGCTTGAACTGCACGCCGGTCTGAATCCGCTGGATCACGTCTTCCACCAAGCGGGATGCAATGGTGGTGTCGTCGTCAGTGGTGTAGATGGTTGCAGAACCTTCACCATCAGCAAAACCGGTGATGTAGGTCTTAAACGGAGCAAATTGACCAAGGGTTTGACCAATAGTGGTCACATCAATTTCATCGCGGGTGATCTCAAAGGACCATTCCCGAACGTCTCCAACCGCTTGGAACTCGCTGAACTTGATGGTGAACGGCGTCGTGCCATCAGTGCCGTCATCCGTCAGGGCCAGCTCAGAGCCGCCAGCAGTGGCAGAGAACGTAGCCACACCAGTTGAAGCGGTGTAGGTCAGGATGAAATAATCAGTTCCCGCAGTGATCCCGGCAGGCAGGGTGCCGCCAGTGCCAGCACCAAAGACAATCTTGTCGTTGACTTTGAAATTGCGGTAGGTGCCGACGTTGATCTCATTGTCAGCATTGGTGACGTTCGATGAGGTGAACGTGCTGTCAGTGCCCGCAGGCTTGTAATAGAGTGCGCCGGACGTACCGGACAGAGTGGTTGCCATAACGTTTGTACGGTAGTTGGCTCAGCTCATTGTACGAACGCATTGAATGTTATGGCTAGCTCTGTTTGAAAAAAGGATTCAGGGGCAGCACTCTCAACGATTGCTGGCCCTTCTGCAGCGTCAAAAATAATCTGGCTCACGGTCTTGCGGTCAAACAAATCCTTGAGGCGTTCGGCCAGCGTGAAGTTATCGCCAGTGCCGACACCGATAGGGCTAAAAATACCGATGACAACGATGCCTGCCTGGCGATTGCTGCCGGTCGTTGGACCAAGCAACGTCGCATAGGCGTTCTCTCCAAATCTCACCTGAACCTTGATCCAAGTGGAATTGTTCGGCGGCGTGAACGGCACGTTTTCATAACTGACCTGATATGACGGAGATTCCGCCATCTCAGTTGCAATGCGTGCCTCAATGGCAGACCTGATGTCGTTATATGTGCTGCTCATGGCTTGCTCACAATCCTGTTCCACATGCTAGGGATCTCATTTCTTACATCTTTCCCGGCAAGCAACGTAGGCCAGTTCTCCTTAAGGCCAAACCGTGAGCGGAACCTGCCCTGCCATGATGGGGGCATGTACTGGCCGCCAAACGTAATAGCTTCGCCGTAGTTCTGCGTTGTGTTTGTAATCCTGGCAGTCAGCCCTTTGTCTACATAGACAGGCGGCTGCCAGTTGGACTTAAACGTTCCGCCGTTGACTTCCCCAACAGGACTCAGCTCCACAAGCCTGTCGCGCAGTTTTACGCCCGCTTCACGGACAAGCTCTTGCACCTTCTCTTCGCAGTAATCACCAATCTGCAGAATCGTGATCTCGCGCTTAGCCATCAGCCCCTAAGGATCATCTCGTAAGTGATCGCCGTGTTGTCTTGCTCCACCGTGTTAACAGAGATGATCTGATAAACAACAGAGCTGATCACAACCCGATCCTTAGTCCCAGGTGCTGTAGTTAAATCAGCAGCGGATACGGTCAGGCGCTTGTCTTCATCTTGAATTAGGCCGTTTGCCTCAGACTTCGCAACGCCCTCAACTACTCCTTTGATTGTGATGTCACTTGTGGTTTCACCGCTAAGACCAGTCGTCGTGTTGTATGCCCCGCTTGAGACATAGCTGATCGTCACGTCTCCACCCAGCTTGGTAGTTGCCTTGCTTGCGGCTTTCCTAACTGCGTCAACAAGTGCCATCAGATTCGATACGCGACAACAGCACCGCCATTGAGCTTGATGCTAGTAAAGATGCCCTGAATCTCACAGGATGACTTGAAAACGATTGTAGTCAGCGCGTTGCCTGTGAAGTTTTCCCCCACAAGAGTATGGAACTCAGAATCCTCAAGCGAAACAATTTTCCAAAAGCGACCCGTGTGCGTAGCTGTATCGCTGATGAAATGCGGGTTGTTGTGCTCGTAACTTGGGTAGCTCATTGTCAGATCTTGTAAGCAAGGCAAGCGCCGCTTGTCAGCGTGATGCTGGTGATCACACCGCTGATATAAGTGTCAGCAACAAAGGTTTCGCCAGCCAAGCTGTTGCCGGTTGCGTTCTCAACCGTAATCGCACTAATCACGGTGTCTTCCTTGAAGTAGACCTTGCAAAACCGCCCAGTGTGTGCGGCGTTGTCAGAGACAAACTCAAAGCCGGGGCCGAAGTCGTATTGCATGATCAGCTCCGTTTGATAGCGATGTTGCCTGGTCCACTGATTCTAAGCCCCGTCAGATAGCGTTCAAGCAATGGTGGAACACGATCGGCCCCAACAGCTCCCGTCTTGTCGGGGGTGATGCTAATGCTGCCAATCGAAACGCTCTTGAAATCTTCAAGGCCACTAAGGCCGATGCCGTCTTTATTGTTGTTTAGGTAGACAGCCAAAACAACCTGAGCCCGCTTGACTTGATCTGGGATCTCTTCGTCAGTGAAATAATCCTCAGAGATGCGGAAAGGAAAGCCAGTGGCGTACGTGTTGACGTAGGTATCGGGCTTTCGCACGCCAGTACGCGGCCATTGCAATGCTTGCGTATCCGTTGCCCTTGCCCCTAAAAACCGCTCACGATCCAGTCGCTGTGTTGCGGTGTAAAGCGCCCTGTTCTTTTGGTCGGTAGTTGCAGAAGCCCAAGCGGTCACATCTGCATCTTCGACCATGCCATCAACGATGGCTTGCGCGTCAGCCAGCGTCAGATAGCTGTTGGCGTTTGCGCCGCCCGCTGTTGCGTCGATTGTTACTGCCATCGGGCGTCACAGTAGAAGTCTTTTTGGTCGGCTTTTCAGGAGCGGAGGCCGCCGCTTGCGCAGCAGCCTCACGTTCCTTCATCCGCCTAAAGGCGAACAGACCCATCAGGAGCTAGCGCCCTTCAGAGCCACGAAGTTGACAACGATTGCCTCACCCAGTGAGCCAGTAGAAACGTTTGCCACGGTGATCTTGAAAGATCCGGCAGCAATCGAGTTGGCTTGCACAAGGTAAGAACCAGCGGTTCCAGCGGAACCGTGGTTGCACACCACCACGTCAGTGGCAGCGATCTTGTCGTTGTTGACAGTGAAAGAAACCTCAGCGGCTGCTGCAAGAGCAGCATCGTCAAGGGTGATCTGACCGGACTCAGCGTTGAGAGTCACGGCAGTTGACTTGCTGGTGGCCTGGGTGACAGTACCGCCAGTTGCGGGGCCGACAAGGTTGCCAGCTGTTGCCTCAAAAATGGATGCCATGGTTAGTTACCTCCGTCAGTCAAGGTTGCTGGTGGTGGTAATCCGCACGATGCCAATGTTGTTGGTCTCGTACACCTTGGTCCAATTGCCCACGGTTTCCAGCTGCGCCCGAGTTGGGTTAGCAACAGAAGTGGAGAACGATGAACCAATCGGGTGGTACACGTAGTGCAGATCAATCGACATGGCATCGCTCTTGGCGAGGATGTCACGGTCGGTTTCTGTCTGGAGTCCTAGTTGCTCACCGGAGCCAACGGCACCCTGGGTGAACATGTAGCTGGCGTACTCAGTGGAAGAACCGGAGCCAGCGGTCTGCACATCAGCAGACACGATCACGCGCATTCCCATGAAGGTGGGAACAGTGACCTGGCCGTAAGCGTTGGCGGTTGAACCTTGGCTTGCAGCGGTGTCAGCCTGGCCTGCATCGTCATAAACCATATCAAGAGCACGACGCTCCATCAGGTCGTAGTACACCTTGGGGTGAACAACGATGGCCGCAAGCTTTTCACCTTGGTCGCCGAGCAGTGATTTGCCTTCGACAACTTGGCGAGGGCTCAGCACAGTAGGGGTGTCACCAGACGCGCCATCGACAGCCAAGGCTGCGAAAGAAGCGGAGCTGGTGTCACCAACAGCGCCGAAAATGCCGCCCAGGCAGGACAGCAGATCCTTTTGACGCTGGTTAGCGATGTAATCAGCAATCTTGTTGCCGATAGCAGCCATCGGGTCAGAACCGGCAGCCAGTGCGGCGAGGTCCCTGCTCTCGAAAGCTCTGCCGCGATGGAGCACGGCGGCCACTTGCTTGTCAGCAGTGATCTTTCCGGGAGTCAGTGAAGAGCTGTCAGTCAGACGCTCAAAGTCGCCAGCAAGGTTTGCGGTGTAGAAGGGGACCTGTACGAAGTCTCCCCCGGCTTCTGAAGCATTCAGCTCCGCCATCGGCTGCACCACACCGCTAGCCAGAAAGGCATCACGCTGAGTTGTTTGCTCAATGACGTAGGGCGTAAATACCTCAGGAATGATGATGTCAGAGCGAAGAGTCGCCATGACAAAACCTCCTTGAAATGATGTTTACGGTGTGGGCGTAACCCGAACGGCTCTGCGTAGCTTTGCCTTAGTGAACATATTAACGGCTGGCAGCAGCTTTCAACCTCTCGTACATATCCCGGTCCGTGCGATACAGCCGTGACTGTTCTGTGAGGTTGTAGGACTCTTTAGCAAAAGGATTCTTTGTGCCCGGTGGAATGTCGCCACCTGCGCTGCGCCCTGAAGGTGCGCCACTCCCCACAGGCTTGGGGGCTTTTTGCATGTAGCTCGGCAGGGTTTTGGCCCATTCACCAATCGGCTTGCGTTCGTAGCCATTGACAACAACAACCGTGCCGTCAGCTTCACGCTCGATTTGATCCGGCTTCAGCAGATCCGCCTTGAATACGATGCTGGGGTCATGGACAACATCGGCTAATGCTGTGTTCGCAGGTGCAATCAGCTCAAGTTCACGGACACGTGCTTCAAGCTCAGCAATCCGCTTGTCCTTGGCTTCAGCAGCTTCGCGAAACTGCTGTTCAAGAGCCTGACGCGCCTCGGTGTACTTGCCTTCTGATTCAAGTTTGTTCTGCTCAACAGAACGCTTGAACTCAAGCAACTCCTGAACATCAACGCCGTCAGGGATTGTTTTTGCGTCTTTGAGCTTGCCGATCAGCTCGTAATTCTTTTTCTCAAGAGCTTGGATGCTGTTCTTGAGTGCATCCAGCTCGGCATTGTTTTGAGGCGCAGAAGACGTAATCTCCTGATTCTGCTCTTCAGACATGAATAACCCGTAAGGTTGATTTCACGACCACTTTACT